GTTCTTCGGAGGGGGCGGTTACGATGGCGAGCCAGTTGTCGAAGCGCTGCTGTTTCAGCGCCTGAATCTCAGCGTCACTCAGCCCGTGATCCTCGGGCAAGTGAAGGGCGTCCCGAAAGACGCCGTACTGGGAGTCAAACTCGAAGTCGATCTTGACCATGCCCCGCCCTCATTAACCAGCCAGCGAGAAGGTGTAGGTGACGTTCAGCGTGTCGCCAGACACAACCGAGCGGTCGCCGGGGGACTGGAAGTCAGCGGCAGAGAACAGAGTACCCGTCGAGCCACCAGCGGTGCTGTTGCTCACTAGGAAGGCTCCGCCCACAGTCTGCGTGGCGTTGATGGAGAACGAAGCCGGGGAGGCGCTGTTGGTCACCACCGAGGGGTTGGCGTTGGTAGCCGCAGCAAAGGTAGCCGACGGGCGGCTGCCCGAGTACGGGGTGACTTCAGTCCAACCAGCGTGGGAGGACATGGTGTCGCCAGCCGCCGGGGTGTTAGAAGCGCCAGCGCCGTACAGGCCGATGTACCAAGTGGTGATCTGAGCAGTACTGGTCAGGGCGGTGCCAGCCATGTACTGAAGACCGGCGTTCACAACAAGGTTCTGCGACTCGGCGGACCACTTGAGCAGGCCGTCCTTGTCGTAGCATTCCATGCGGAACCGGCCCGTGGCCTTGGCAGTTTCAGTATGACGGGTACCAGCGACCAGACCGCCAGCAACAGCATCAGAGGCTTTAGCAATTTCGTGAGACATGGTCGCTCCTTACGCGATTCGGATGATTGCGGACGTGTTAGTAGCTGCGGGGAACTGCACCGTGAACGTCGTCGTGGAAGTCTTGTCGCTTCCAAAGTCTAGCACGCAGATAGCCCCGTTATCCCCGGGCTTGTAGATGAGCGCACCGCGAGCAGTCAACGCTGCGGTCCACGAGACATTACTGAACGAGATGTAGGCCACCGTCCCGGTGGTCCCAGTTGTCGGGGTCACAGTCACCGTCAGAGGGCTGGCCGAGTATCCAGACGCAACCACCTCGCCCGTCGTGGTGTAGGCCGTGGTTGAATAGTCCAGCGTGGCTGCGTTGGTGTACAGGGCGATGTAGTAGGTATCGACATCGAAGTCGAAGGTGCCCTTCATCAGCCCCGTTTTAAACGAGTTGCAGGCAAAGTTACCCGTGAACGCCATCAGGCAACTCCGTTATTCTGAGGTAGAGGAGCCATACGAGCCTGACCACTGCGGTATGCATCGCTGCGCTCCAGACCGTCACCCAGACGCTTGGCCTGAGACAGAGCCTCACTGTACCGCTGAGAGTACAGAGCCATCATGTCTGCCTCACCCTTCATGTAGGTGTACGCCTCCACCAGCGAACCGTAGAGCAGCACCGTGTCGAAGTTGTCGCCCAGCCAAGTCTGACCGTCCGCAGCAACCGTGATCGACTCCGGATAGAAGAAGTAGTGCAACTCGACGCTGTAAACGGCATCTGGCGTAGGGCCAAGGATGAAGCTCAACTCGTCCGTCAACACAGGGCTAGGACCGCTGGTGGTCGTGGGACCGAACAGCGCGTAGTACTTGGGGATGCCTGTGGTGTTGGGGTTGGGGTACGCCTGACGGATGAAGCTCACATCCTTGTTTAGCAGGTACTCGTAGTTGCCCGACGCATCAATCACAGCCATCGAATAGACGGACAGGAAGTCGCCCGGGCAGGACAAGTACTTGTTGCTGGAGGATGTGGAGCCAGTGACGTTCCTGCGGAGTACCGGGAACTGCACCGTGTTGTAGATGCGCTGCTCGGCCTGCTTGATAAACGTGTTGATGATCGACGGCGTCGTCGAGTAATCGAACGTGTTCTCAGTGTAGTCCTGAATAGCGGTGACCAACGCGGCGTAGTTCATTTAAACCTCAAGCCATAGGCCCGCGAGCCATCAAACCTTTGGTGGCCGCGCCGGTGCCACGAATCTTGATACCCGAGGTCTTGACCCCGTCGTACTCGTTCGTGCGCTCGTTGGCAACAGAGACGTTCTTCTTGAGCGCCTCTTTGACCGGCATCTGACCCACAACAGGGGCAGCTACCTTCTTGGGGGATTTGTACGTTGCCATATCAGCCTCCCTTGCGGCCAGAGCTACGCTGGTTCATGACCTTGGCCATGTTGCGCCCGTACTTGAGCATGTCGGCGTTGGTCTTGCCGCCAGCCTTGAGTTTGGTCGGGGGCTTGCCCGGGTGCATGTTCTTCTCGTGTTTACGAACAGCGGTCTTTGCGTCCATGATCGACTCCTTATGTCGTTGCAACCGTGACTGCGCCAATTTGCACAGACAAAACTAGATTGTTAGGTGTCAGTGCTGCATCAAAAAATGACGATCCTCCAACGGGATTCCATCCCCACTGGATAACCCGGCTACCCCCCGTAGTGTAACCATCAGGGCCTGTACCGGCAATCTGATATGTACTATCCGGGCGAGGGTTCCTAAGTGCCTGTGGATCATCCACAGGATACATACCCAACTGAAGCTGCGGATGGTCTGGGTCCCAGCATTCATGGCAGACAAGCAGTTGATATCGCTTGGTCTTGATGATCTCGGTCTTGAGCTGGGACAGCTTAAAGCGCTGCCCGCAGCGATCACACATGGCAATCGCGTTCTTACCGGACGCGAACCGATTGGCCATTTAGGTGGTGCTCCCGATATACGCCCGACGCGGAACAAACCGTACAGCAGCCTTCTCGCGGTCTTCCTCGGCGGCCAGCGCCCACGCTTCGTCGTATTGCTGCTTCAACACCTGCATCCGCTCGGTGGCACCCGGGACTTTCATCGACAGGTAGTAGGCCAGACCCGCCACCATGCAAGGGATGAACCGGAACGGCATGTCCATGGTGTTGGTGCCGTTGCCTGCGTCTTGGATGCGGCGTAGCCGCCAGTAGACGAGCTGGTAGGTCTGAGAGCTGTCCGGCACAGGCCAGACAGTGAACTGCGGGGTGTTCAGGCGCTCAATCCAAATCTGGATGGGGCGGGCCTGCTGAAGCTTGTTCGGGATCGTAGCGTAGGTGGAAACACTGATCCGGGTGATGGTCAGGTCAGCCTGTGTAGCCGCGCTTCCCGCGCCCGTGCGAATGACGTGTTCGAGGAGGTCAACAGTATCGGCAGGTAGGGTGTAGGTAGCCACCCCCGGAGTCAGGGTCTGCGTACCCTGCTCAAACGTCCACATGTTGATGCCACGGTTGGCCCAGTCAGCGAACATCAGGTTCAAGGACCGCCGCGCCGTCTTCAGGTCATAGCCCGTGCGCAACTCTGAGCCGCAACGCTCAAACGCCTCCTCAACGATCTCAGAGAGGTCGAGGTTAAAGGTTGAGGTTCCGGAGGTTGCCATTATCTATACCTCGCCGTTTTTGCTGCCACCTTGGGCGGCTGTTTTACGAATTGTTTTCCGGCGGCTTTGCCAGCACGTTTTGCGCGCGTTGTCGCAGCGTACTCAGCAGGGCTGAGACTTTTGATCGCAGCTTCTGGAAGATACCGTTCACCCGTGTCAGAAGAGCGTTTGCCACTTTTAGTCCTCCACTTCTGGGCGGTCCAGTCCTTGAGCGATTGCTGCGGAGCCTTCACATTCAGTCCTTATACCCGCCGCCCTTGGCCTTGTACTTCTTAGCCAGAAGCTGCGCTTTTCTCGCGCTCCACTGCCCTGCCGCCGTGCCCTGCACTGCCTGAGCCTTGATGGACTCAAACAGCGACTTGCGCATCCCCGGCTTGGTGTAGTTGCCCGCAGCGTTGACCTTGCCGCCCTCAGCATATTCCGTGAAATCCGTGTCGTCTCTCCGAGATTTACGGACTCCCTTGGGCATCTTGCTGGGGGCGATAGCGCCCATACCGCGACTGGCCATCATGATCAATACACCTTAGCAGCGCGAGCGCCGCGAGCTTTGCCCCAGCCTTTGGCGGTGCCGCCTTTGGCGTAGCCTTCGGCCTTCAGACGATCCCGAGTCGCTTGGGTACCCATATATCGTAGAAAATTGTTGCCCGTGCGATCAAGCGTGTCTGAAAATTCTTTTTGCTGTCGAGCAGCTTTTGCCCCCGTAGGAGAACCTTCCTTTGGGAAATCACTAGTCGCGCCTTGCGATTTAGCAATTTTCCCCAACAGCGAGTCCGGAGGAAGACTTGTAGTACGGGTTGCGGATTTCTCAGCGGGCTCAGATTTAGCCGCTGATGTTTTAGCGGACTCAGACTTGCGTGCTGCGGGCTTTTCAGACTTAGAAGAAGCCAACTCAGTCGTGTACTTCTTACCGTTGTACTCAAACGTCTTTGCGCCGCTTCTACGTGCGGCAGCAAATGCTTCTTTGAACGTCTGTTTTTTCTCAGCCGCAAACTCCGTGGCTTCCGCCATCGAAGAACTCGGCGCAGGCATGTCGTACTTGCTGTCTTCAGACTCGGCGTAGCCGCCTTCGTCGTAGCGCTTAGTAGCCATTACACCATCCTGCCTTTCGTCTTACCCCGTTGGGCACAACCGTCAGCGCGACTAGAAGCGGAACCGCCTTTGGCCATAGCCTTGGGCTTACGCGGAGCGGAACCGCCGTCGATATCCTGCGGGGGCGGGAGGCCGGAATCCTCCGTATAGACGCCGCCTTTGATACCCCGTGGTTTCTTTTTTGCGTGAAGTTCGCCGTACATGGTAGTCCTTAGCAGGCTTTGCCGCCCATTTTCATGGTAATCATCTTGCCCTTGGTTTTGCCTTTAACAGCAACACCGTCTTTGCTAGGGGCAGCAGTTTTAACGGCACCCATCTTGGTCATGCCGCCCTTGGCCATCTTCATCTCGCCCATCTCATGCTTAATCATGGACTTGGGAGCGCCCTTCTTTTTCATGAAGGACACTTCTTTTTTCATCATTGCCTTGGACTCTTTCATGTCGCCACCTTTAGAAAATGTGCGGCCCTTGTCCGCGTTGAGAAACTCTTTCCCCACGCTCGCGGGGACTCCGGCCTTTTTAGCAAACGCGGGGCTGTTAGCCACCGCCGCCATGAAATTGTGCTGCTTCTTACTCGTGCTCGGCATCGTCTGCCTTCTTGCGCCAAAGCGTGTAAAACTCTTTCCCGGTAGCCATCTCGTAGATGCGCATGACACCCACGATAGCGCCGATCAGACCAAACACCGGAGTGAGAATCTGAAGGAACGCACCAATCGCCGTGAAAACTGCCACGAAATCCAGCACGTTTTTAACAGTTTCTGTTTTCTCAGTCATGTCAGCATTTCCAAGCCCGCAGGCTCTTGTTAATCCGGCTATTGGGGTCGTTCGCGGTCTTTTCCGAGGTCAGCTTTTTCTTCATGCCAGTCATCCGGGCACAGAAAGAGTCGCGGCGTTTGCCGCCCTCGGGTTGAGGGGCCTTCAAGCCGGGCTTGCCCGGATTGGCTGCGTTGTAGGAGGCTCGTCCCTTGGCGTTCAGACCGCCTTTGGGGTTCTTGCCTTCTGATCTCTGCCATGCGGGGGTCTTAGCCATAGAAGATCGTGACTGCGGCGGCGGAACCCGTGTCGCAGTACACGCCGTTAACAGCTTTAATGCCTTCACCGGGAATCACCACGGTGTGGCACCCAGCGGAGGTCACGCCGACTTGTAGCAGCACGTTTCCAGACGCAGCAGAAGCGTTGTCATAAAACGTGACGGGGTTAGCGCCTCCAGTGGTCACGGAGACATATGCCCCCTTGATACGCGCCGGATACGTAACCATTGCCGCATCTACCGCTGTATAGGCGGCTTTTACGTCATATTGCATCGTCATGATGCGGCCCTATTAAGAGGTTGCAAACGGAGTGGCAACAGTGCCCGTGCCATTCACGGTGCCGGTGACCATGTACTTCAGCGCGGCAACAGCGACGATCTGAATCCAAGTGCCAGCCACACCACCGGTGGTGCCGCCGTTCAGGTTGATGAAGTCGTCGTTAGCGCCAGCGGTGAAGCCCACTGCGGCACCCGAGCTATCGGTGTCGATGGACAGAACCGAGCCAACAAAACGGTCGGTGCCGTCAGTGCCGATCTTCAGCGAGGAGGTGGCGATGGTGGTGGGAACCCAGATGGTGTAAACCACACCCTCGTTGTTCAGGGTGTTGGGGTCCTGACCGGGGCCAGAGGTGATGTCGTTGCTGGAAGCGTTGATCGTGGGCAGCGTCAACACGACGTTAGCAGCTAGAGTGCCGCCAACAGTCAGAATGCGACCGCCATGATCAACGGGATTCAGAGTGGTGCTGGCCGTGATTGCGACAACGGCAGCGGGACCCTGTTGATAAATACCGCCCAGCGAACGGACGGGACCTTGGAAAGTGGTACGAGCCATTTATGACCTCACATGCGAGTTGGGGTGCTGCTGTCTGCATGTCGTCAGGCCGGGACCTGTCAGCAACACCGGATGACCCCGGGTTTGAAGCAATATATCACCGGGTTGGGGGGAACGCAAGCGCTTCTGATTCGTCTGGCAAAGCGTTTGATTTTTTCAAGTTCTCGGCTTGAGTCACCACTCGCAAATTCCACGGCACATGCAGGCCGCAAACCACCTCCGAACGCAAGGGGTAGATGTGATCAACGACGTACTGTTCGCCGGTGGTCTTAGTCATCGTCATGGCGATCTGATAAAGCTGTCGGACTTCCACCTTCTGTTTACGGCTTAGCCATGAAGGCGTTGCATCACGAAACCGCCTGCGACGAAGGCTGGTCAACGTGTTGTATAGATCGAGGTTTGCCTCTTTGTACCGTTGTTTATATGCGCGTTTTTCCGCAGGTGGTCGGGCTTGCGCCCGCGCAATCACTGCTGACCTATTCTTCTCGTAGTACCGCTCTTTTGCGGCCCGACCTGCTTCAGATTGGTTGTACTCCCGGAAGTATGCCGCCCGGGCTTCAGCAGATTGCCGCCATTCCAACTTCATACACTCAACACATGCGCCTTTGGTCTTGCGTGGGGCGACGTGACCATGCTTGCAGGGCTCTCCGGTGAAGTAATAGTTGGCCCCGGTAGCCTTGGCCTCGGCTCGGGTCTTGGGGAGATTTGTGGTGTCCATGTTGGCTCTTGAGTTACGACACGGGTAATGTACAAGAGCGGCGATTAAAGTCAAGCGGACAAAGAAAAAGGGGGCCGAAGCCCCCTTTATTGATACCTAAAGTATCAAGAACCAGAAGAACCCCACATGCCGAGGGGATCAGACCAGCCGAACGAATAACGCTCGCGGGCCTTATAACGAACGTTCCCGGTATCAAAATCCCCATCCATGGAGTTTTGCAGCGGGGTACGAACGAAGTGCTTCATGCCGTTGGGAACGTCCGTGGTCAGGAACCAAGCGTTCGTGTCGGTCAAGAAGTGGTTGACGGTGTAGCCGCCAGAGATGGTGCCCAGTTGCTTGATAGCGTTGATGTCGTTATCAGCAGTAGAAACACGCAGTTCGGTGTCCAGCAGACGCTTGGCAACGAACATCAGGCTCGGCGGGATCACCAGCTTGACCGGCTTGGCAGCGATCAGCAGTCCACGCTCATCGGTCCACGCAGCGATTTGAATCGTGGCGTTTTCCAGCGAGGTTTCGTTCAGATCGACAGCCGTAGACGGGCTGTTGTAGTTGACGCCGCCGCCAACGGTGGGGTGACCCACGCGGACGCTAGAGCTGTTGTTACCGAACAGGGTCACGCCGTCGCCACCGAGGTAGGAGCCGTTGAAACCGTTGTTCAGGATAGAAGCAGCCTTGACCTGCTTGGTGTACGC